AAGCTGTCAAAAAGAAAATGCTTGAGGCTCAATCGATGTATGAGCAATCAAAGGATAAAACTTTAGAGTCTCAGATCAACCAGCTTGAAAATAACCAGATGGCAATTAAGATCCTGCTCAACTCATTGTATGGTGCATTGGCCAACAAGTACTTTAAGTATTTTGATAATGCACTTGCTGAGTCGGTTACACTTACTGGTCAGACCGTGATCCGTTGGGCTGAACAAGCTATCAACAAAGAAATGAATAAACTGCTACAAACTGATAAAGACTATGTTATTGCGATTGATACTGACTCGGTCTATATTAACATGGGGCCTGTAGTAGAAAAGTTTGCACCAAAGGATCCAGTCAAGTTCTTAGATAAAATTTGCCAGGACCATTTTGAAAAAGTATTGGCCAAAGCGTATGATGAGTTTTACTTTGTAATGAATGGTTACACTCCTCGTATGGAAATGGCTCGTGAAGTTATTGCCGATCGTGGAATATGGACAGCAAAGAAACGTTACATTCTAAACGTACATAACTCAGAGGGTGTACAGTACGCTGAACCAAAGCTCAAGATGATGGGTATCGAAGCTATCAAGTCATCTACACCTGAGGTTGTCCGTGATAAGTTCAAACAAATCTTTAAAGTAATTATTAATAGTACTGAATCAGAAACACAAGATTTTATTGCTCAGTTCCGTCGTGAGTTTAATAGTTTAGATCCTGAAGCAGTAGCATTTCCTCGTGGTGTATCAGAAATTGATAAGTGGAAGGATCGTAAAAACATATATAGTAAAGGTACACCAATTCACGTACGTGGCTCTTTGCTTTATAATAATGCGCTTAAACAGCATAACCTGACCAAACGATACGAGTCTATCAAGACTGGCGAAAAAATCAAGTTTCTATATTTAAAAACGCCTAATCCTATCAAAGAAAACGTAATTTCATTCCCAGGCATCCTGCCTAAACAAATTGGTTTACATCCATATGTAGACTATGGTATAATGTTTGAGAAGACGTTTATTGAACCGTTGCGGCCAATCCTTGATGCTATGGACTGGTCACCAGAACCAACGGCTACCTTGGAGGATTTCTTTGTATAATGTATTCTGTAACGATATTTAACAGTAGGTTTGATAATAAAACTGACAAGCGTCTTGACTTTGAGACCTGGGATCAGTTTACTAATCTGCTACGTAAACTATCACAACGACCATTGAAAGGAAAAACTGATGCTGAACTTATTTCACCAGCTGTCTATACGGTTGGCACAACTCGGGCAAACAAGAATGTATTGGCTTGGGCAGGTTGGGCTGCTGTTGATGTTGATGACCATGAATTTAAAGGAGACTTAGAAAATGAACTTCGCAATCGCTATGGCCGTTGGAATTACATCGTATATTCTACTGCAAGCTCTAGTAGAGATTTACCAAAGTTCCGAATCGTATTCCAACTGGATGAAGAAGTTGAACAATCCAGAATCAAACACTTCTGGTATGCTCTCAACACTGAGCTTGAAAGCATTGGAGACAAGCAAACAAAAGACCTCAGCCGAATGTATTACGTCCCTGCGGACTATGCTACTGCTTACAATTTCTTCTACACTAATGTGGGTGAGCCTATTCATGTGGATGATCTTCTCTACAAACATCCTTATTCAGTAAAAGAAAGAGCAGAAAACTTTTTGGATAGGTTACCAGAAGAATGGGCTAAACAAGTAATCGAGCACAGAAAAAGCTCCCTAAATAATACCACGTTCACATGGTCTGGCTATCATGATTGTCCGTTCTGGCCAAAGAAACTTGCTCAGGATTATGTTATTATTAGTAACACTGGTTGGTATCACAAAATGTATCAGATTATGATTGCTACAGCTGGCAAAGCCATTGAAAAAGGTTATCCTATTACTGCAAAAGAAATAGAAGATTTATGCAAGCAATTTGATGGTGATACAGGTAATTGGTATGAAAATAGACCTATGGAAAAAGAAGCTAACAACGCGTTGGAATACGTGTATAAAAACGGAGTATTTAACTGATGTTACCAGATGAAATGGAAGCCGAAAAAAACCGTAAGATTATTTTGTCCCAGGCAGAAGAAATAGAAGTATTGAAGAAAAATGTTTATGATTTGCAAGGACAATTGCAAAAAGCATACATGCGGATCGAAGAATTAACAAACAAATCACGGGAAACAACGCCAGTGGACAGAAATTACAAATGGTGGGCAGAACTTCCATATGCATCAGATGACTTTGGATCGAAATAATGAAACACTTTATATTTGACGTAGACGGCACCCTTACGCCTAGCCGCGGAAGAATGGACAAAGATTTTGAAAATTGGTTTGAGCATTTCGCTACCCATAATGCGGTGTATCTTGTAACAGGATCTGATAGAGAAAAAACTTTAGAACAAGTAGGATCTACTGTTTACAATCTTGCCGTTAGAGTTTATAATTGTTCTGGTAATGATGTATATGAACAGGATCGTAATGTGTATACGTCTGAATTTGAGATTCCTATGGATCTACGTAATATGTTAGAATACTTAGTAAAAGAGTCTAAGTTCCACCGTAAGACTGGTAACCATATTGAAGAAAGACCTGGTTTGGTTAACTTTAGTATTGTTGGCCGTAATGCTAATATGGAAGATAGATTTTTATATAAGCAATGGGATGAGCATAAAAGCGAACGTAAAAATATTGCAGACACACTTTCAACGCAATGGGATGATTTAAAATTCCAAATTGCTGGTGAAACAGGACTTGATATTATGCCTCGTGGCGCAGATAAATCTCAAATCCTAAAAGACTTTGACACGGTAAAGGATCATATATACTTCTTTGGAGATAAGATGGAATGGGGCGGTAATGATTATGAGATTTCATTTGCTCTTGCAACCTCAGGCCAACGAGTCCATCAAGTAAAAGATTGGGAAGATACATGGAAAATGTTAAAACAGTTGGTATAACTTTTAGTACCTTTGACCTATTACATGCTGGTCATGTGGCTATGCTACGTGAAGCTAAAACAGTATGTGATTATTTAATTTGTGGATTGCAAGTAGATCCATCACTTGACCGGCCTGAAAAGAATGCACCGGTTCAAACTTTGGTTGAACGTTGGACTCAGCTTCAAGGGGTTAAATATGTGGATGAGATTATTCCATATCAGTCAGAGAGTGATGTAGAAGATATTCTGCAAATGTTTCAGATCGACGTTAAGATTATGGGTAAAGAGTACAAAGAAAAAGATTTCACTGGTAAAGCCATTTGCACACAACGTGGTATTGATGTATATTATAATAGCCGTGAACACCGCTTTTCATCTAGTGGTTTACGTAAACGAGTTTTTGAATTGGAGATTGAAAAAGAATGAAGATGTTAATTGTCGGCCACGGTTTTGTTGGCAAAGCAGTAGATTATGGGTTTGAACATCCTGATGTAGAAAAAACAATTATTGATCCAATCTATGGTACTAGCCTAGATGATGTTGACATTACAGAATATAGTGTAGCATTTGTTGCTGTTCCAACTCCAATGGGAGATGATGGGTCTATTGATTATAGTATTTTGTCTGATGTAATCAGTAAACTTGGTTCTATTATGCCTATCGTAATCAAATCAACAGTAACACCAGATTTCTTTAAATTATTCCCTAAGCATCCTAATATTGTTTACAACCCGGAGTTCCTTACTGAAAAATCTGCCAAGGAAGATTTTGTAAATCCTCCTTTCCACATCTTGGGCGGTGGGGAATTCCATGTAAGCTTTATTGAAAAGCTATATGAAAACTATAGTCTATGTAATCCATGTCCTGTCCACCGTGTTTCACGTGAAGAAGCAAGCTTGATTAAATACGGTATCAATAACTTCCTTGCGATGAAAGTTACGTTTTTTAATCAATTGCATGACTTGGCATTACGAGAAGGTGTAAACTTTAATAAGATTTGTCGTGGTATTGGGGCTGATCCTCGTATCGGTCATTCACATACAAAGGTTCCTGGTCATGATGGCCGTAAAGGATATGGCGGAGCATGTTTCCCTAAGGACACTTCAGCACTATTTAATTTCGCTGAAGGGTTTACAATTATGGGAGAATGTATTAGAATTAATAATGAGTACAGATCTCAATACGAACTAGACGATCGGGAGAAAGCACAAAATGTCAATTATGGACAAGCTAAAAAAGAACAGTAAGATTAAGACTACAGAAGTCTTATCAGAATCGAAGTTCTTTGCAGAAAAAGATATGATTCCAACAGACGTGCCAATGATTAATGTGGCATTATCTGGTTCCGTGGATGGCGGACTTACACCGGGGATGACAGTCCTAGCCGGTCCATCCAAACACTTTAAGACTTCATTTGCTTTGCTTATGGCAGCAGCATATATGAAAAAATATCCAGAGTCAGTCATGCTCTTTTATGATTCTGAATTTGGTTCACCCCAGGCATACTTTGAACAATTTAGTATTGATACTGACCGTGTCCTGCATACGCCAATCGCTAATGTTGAAGAGCTCAAGTTTGACCTGATTGGCCAACTAGAGGGACTGGAACGGGGCGATCGTGTGATTGTTGTTATTGACTCCATTGGAAACCTGGCTTCGAAGAAAGAACTCGAAGATGCGTTAAATGAAAAGTCAGTTGCAGATATGTCACGTGCAAAAGCTCTTAAAGGTTTGTTCCGTATGACTACGCCTTACCTGACTATGAAAGATATCCCTATGTTGGCGATCAACCATACCTATAAAGAAATTGGTTTGTTCCCCAAAGATATTGTTGGTGGTGGTACGGGTATTTACTATTCAGCAGATAACATCTGGATTCTTGGCCGCCGTCAGAATAAAAAAGGAACAGAGATTCAAGGCTATGACTTTGTAATCAATGTCGATAAATCTCGTTATGTAAAAGAAAAATCAAAGATTCCTATTACAGTATCATGGGATGGTGGCGTTGCAGAATACTCTGGCTTGCTTGAAGTAGCAATGGCAGGTGGATATGTACGTAAACCAAGTAATGGATGGTACGAAGCAGTAGATCCTTCGACTGGAGAAGTTTTATCTGGTAAAGTACGTGAAGCTGCTACGATTGAAAAAGAGTTTTGGGATCCAGTATTTGAAAACACAGACTTTAAAGAGTTTGTTAAGAAACAATATACTATTGGATACCAATCTTTGGTAGATATGGACGAGGTCCTAGAAGATGAGATTTAGTTATTTTTGGTCTCCTAATATCCTAACACCTGATGATTGCGATAGTATTATTGAAACATATGAACCGCAGGTACATCCTTCAACTACATTTACTCATGGTGAAGGGACTACTGGAGATGAAGCTCGAAAAAGCAATGTTGTTTTTATCCAAGATCCTGAAATTAAAAGAGTGGTAGCAACTGCTGTATCGCAAGTCAATCGGTATGCATTTGGTTTTAACATTGATTTAACTGAATTTGATTTACAGTTTACTCAGTATAAAGCTGAAGACGAAGGACATTATGACTGGCATATTGATACTATACCAGAATCAGTAAAAGGTCCACAGACACCGTTTTTTACACGTAAAGTTTCTACTACAATTTTGCTATCAGCAGCTGATGATTTTGAAGGTGGTAATTTAGAAATCTTATCAGAACATGTGCCAAAAGAAGCAAGACAAAAAGGAGCTGGTATTTTTTTCCCGTCCTTTATGGGGCATAGAGTTTCACCGGTAACAAAGGGAACACGTTACTCATTAGTAGCATGGATAGAAGGACCACATTTCAAATGATTGAAAATACAGATTATGAATTAATCCCAGACGGCGATGAAAATTGGCATATCCGTATTAAGACTGGAGATTTTATTGAAACAGTTATCCAGTTTGGAGCACTTAAACTCCAAGAGGATGGCGAGTACATGACATTTAATTATGATTTAGTTTCATCTCCTATTGATGATTTAAAGGAAGATGATTTAGATTTACAGCTGGTGGTAAAAGAAATTTTAATCTCTGTCCTTGCGAATATTGAGGAAAGAGAAGCAACAGCACAACATAAGGCAATACAAGGATGAAAATTCTAATAATGGGTTTACCCGGTTCTGGCAAAACACACCTAGCAGAACGATTACAAAAACATTTAGATTGTGCATGGTTTAATGCAGACAAGGTCCGTGAGATGGCAAATGACTGGGAGTTTAGTGAAGATGCTAGAATCCGTCAAGCTCGTCGTATGATGAATATTGCAGATTATGAAAAAGGATGTGGCCGTACAGTTATCTGCGATTTTGTTTGCCCGACAGAAATGACACGGTTTATTTTTGATGCAGATCTTACAATCTGGATGAATACTATTATCGCAGGTAGATTCATGGATACAAACAAAATGTTTGAAGAACCCACGGATTTTGATTACATTATTGAAAATTTCATGTCTGATAAAGAAATAAAAAACATGGCAAATAACTTAAGAAAGACATACAATGTTTGATTACAAAAAACCTACAGCGCAAATGCTTGGAAGATGGCAGCCTTGGCATGATGGACATACTGCACTATTTAAAAAGGCATTAGGTGAAACCGGCCAAGTTGTAATCATGGTCCGCGATGTAGGAGGAATTGTTGGTGAAGATGCAGGAGCGGGACGTACTGCAAAGCAAGATGACAATCCTTTTAAATGGAATCAGGTAAGACAAAATATTGTTGCAGGATTGGCTGAACATGGATTTACAGAAGGCGTAGAATATGTTATAATGCAAGTACCAAACATTGTAGACATTAGTTATGGACGCGGTGTTGGGTACACATTCACACAACATGACCTTGGTGAAGAGATACATAATATTTCTGCAACCAAAATTAGAGCAAAAATGAGAAAAGATGGAAAATTGTAATTTCATATGTGCATATGATAATGTCATGCCTAATGATTTATTAGATGATTTAATCGCGCATTTCAATAATAATAAATCATGGGCAAGGCCAGGTGTATCTAAAGGAGGCTTAGATACTAATATAAAAGACTCATTGGATTTATTTGTAGCAGATATTCCTCCACACTTAAATGCTGCTTATACCGCCCATTTGCAAATTTGTTTAAATCGTTATTTGGAAACATATGATGCTGCAGATGATGTAGCTTCTTTTAGTATTAGAGAAGGCTATCAATTGCAATATTATAAACCTGGAGGTGGATATAAAAAATGGCACGCTGAAGTAAATTGTAATCCCGATCCTCAAAAAGGCTTACGCCATTTGGTTTTTATGACTTATCTAAATACTTTGGAAAATGGTGGGACTGAATTTTATTATCAAAACTTAAAGCTTGATGCAGTTAAAGGTAGAACAGTAATTTGGCCAGCCTATTGGACACATACCCACCGTGGTGTTATTTCTGAAACTGAGGAAAAATATATTATCACCGGTTGGTTTAATTTTAATGAATAGGGACTATTTTGAATATTAACATTGAACAAACAATCTTACGTAATGTACTAACTGATGAACGATACATGCGTAAGGTTCTGCCTTTTATTAAAGCAGATTATTTCGATGGTGTATACCGTCAATTATTCAAAGAGGTTGGTAAGTATGTCCAAAAGTACAATCGCTTACCAACCCTTGAATCTTTTAAGATTGAGATCGATCAGTCTGATAAATTTAATGATGAACAATATCAACATGCTGTAGAAATTATCCCAAATATTTTTACACAGGAGAAAGTTGATGATAAATGGCTTATAGATACTACTGAGAAATGGTGCCAAGATCGTGCCGTATATAATGCCATCATGGAATCAATCAGTATTATTGATGGTAAACACCAAAGCTTAACAAAGAATGCTTTACCTGATATCCTTACAAAAGCTTTGGCAGTATCTTTTGATACGAATATTGGCCATGACTATATTGAAAACGTTGAACAGCGTTATGACTTTTATCATGAACAAGAAGAACGTATTCCTTTTGACTTGGAGTACTTCAATAAAATTACAAAAGGTGGACTCCCAAACAAAACATTAAACATTGCTCTTGCTGGTACTGGTGTTGGTAAATCATTGTTTATGTGCCATGTCGCTGCAGCAGCATTGACTCAAGGTAGGAATGTACTTTATATTACATTGGAAATGAGTGAAGAACGTATCGCAGAGCGTATTGATGCTAACTTACTTGATGTACCAATTGATCAGCTAGAAAATTTATCAAAGGATATGCTGATGAATAAAGTATCTACTATTGCTGCACGGACTGAAGGTAAGCTTATCATTAAAGAATATCCAACAGGCCAAGCTCATGCTAGTCACTTCCGTGCTTTGTTAAATGAACTAAAACTGAAAAAGAACTTTACACCTGATATTATTTTTATTGATTACCTTAATATATGTGCTTCATCACGTATGAAAGGCATGGGAGGATCGATCAATTCTTATTCATATATCAAAGCAATCGCTGAAGAAATCCGTGGTCTTGCTGTAGAGTTCGATGTTCCGATTGTATCTGCTACTCAAACAACTCGGTCTGGATTTAGTAACTCAGATGTAGGTTTGGAAGATACATCAGAATCATTTGGTTTACCTGCAACAGCAGACCTAATGTTTGCTTTGATTTCAAACGAAGAATTGGCAAGCTTGGGTCAGATTATGGTAAAGCAATTAAAGAATAGATACAACGATCCAAACGTAAATAAGAGGTTTGTTGTAGCAGTTGACCGATCAAAGATGAGACTATTTGATACAGATGATCCTACAACTGGATTGGTTGATGATACTCCTACTTTTGATAAGTCAGAAGTAAGTGAACGTTTCAAAGATTTTAAATTGGAGTAAAATATGGCTAAAGGTAATAAGAAAACATCTCAAGGCAGACGTAATATTTCTACGTCTAGTATGAACAAAGGCAAAAAACGCGGTTTTAAAAAATATCGGGGTCAAGGTAAATAATGCATGCACGTCTCATCTCATTCTCACAACCTGTTCCCCATATACACTCAGGTGAACCAGGAATCATGGGTCTCGACAACATCCAAGATCTCATCGCGTATTGCGCCCGTGTCTCCAATCCATCGAACCAAGCTAACACCAAGACAACGCCAAAGCTACTCGACTATCTCATTAAGCACAAACACTGGTCACCATTCGAAATGGCATCAGCCTGTATCGAAATCGAAACAACCAGAGACATCGCACGACAGTTGCTCCGCCACAGATCATTCTCATTCCAAGAGTTTTCTCAGCGGTATGCTGACATCCGCGATCTTAATAATGATTTTGTAATCCGTGATGCACGTCTTCAAGATACTAAGAATCGTCAAAATAGTATCGATACTGCCGATGTTGTCTTGCAACAGCAGTGGGAAGGCTATCAGCAAGGAGTTATCAATGCAGCAAAACAAGCATATGAATGGGCAATCGAAAACGGAATTGCCAAAGAACAAGCTAGGGCAGTATTACCAGAAGGCAACACGGTTAGCCGTCTCTATGTTAATGGTACTATTCGCTCCTGGATACATTATGTCGAGTTACGTTCGGCAAATGGAACCCAAAAAGAACATATGGAATTGGCGAGGACGATAGCAGAAGCTATTGGTAGAATATATCCATCAATCATCAACTTCACTCAGGAGGAATAACTATGGGCAAACACCTTTCTACTTACTACACAGATGACGATAATGGTTATTGTGAAGTGCATATTGACATGAAAGAAGAATTGCTATATATTAAGTATTTTGATAAAAACAATAAACGTTTCTATACTGAAGAATTCCCAGGTAAGTCAATGCGGTATGTTGAAGATGCTGCTGAAAATTGGGTGATGGGGATTAAGAAATTAGATATGTTATATGGATGAAAACTGTGGTATAATGACTTATAAACTAGAAGTACAAAAGGATGAAAACGGGGAACTCTATTTTGAGTTCCCTGATGAGCTACTTAACCAAATGGGTTGGGATGCTGGTGATCAGTTGCTATGGAAAGAACTACCTAATGGTAACTGGACTATAGAAAAAGATAATGGGATTCAACCAGAGGATAATGATAATGAGTACTAATTGGGCTAACGATATCGCAGATATGCACAACAAATATGGTGTACACGATTGGTTTGAAGCAAATAAAGATAACAAAGAACTAATGGACAAGTATCTTAACTTCCGTATGCTTATGCTTATGGAAGAACTACATGAAACCATGAAAGCTGTACAAGCAGATAATGCCGAAGAAATTGTAGACGGTTTGATTGACCTTTGTGTTTTTGCTATTGGTACATTGGACGTGTTTGGTGTAGATGCTAATGTAGCTTGGGATGAAGTTTACCGTGCCAATATGGACAAGAAGGCTGGTGTAAAACCAGGACGTCCTAATCCATTCGGTCTGCCTGATCTATTAAAGCCGGGTGGATGGACCCCGCCAAAGCATACTGATAATCATGGCGATTTCCCAAACAAGTGGCCTCCAGGTGAGTAATTTAATCCACATAGTTACTGCACCATTCGCATCGTTTTTTATGATGCTATTATGGGCCGGATTATTTGGTGACACTTTTACTCATAATGGTAATGAAAAAAATATGTTTGAAGAATATATCATCTGTATCCAGATGTATTTTTTCATTGTCATACTATATAAATTAAAAAAAATGCAAATAAAGTGAAAAAGGGGTTTACAATCCCCTTTTTTTATGTTAGTATAGTTCTTAGGAAATGAAGGAGAACTATATTATGTCTTATGTAACTTACAAAAACCGTACATCTCAAGACTATCGTTTCACTACAACTGATCTAAACGATCCAAACATCGCCGCGCTAAAAGCTATTTTGACTGAACAAAATGGTTATATCAAACGTGCTCGCAAATTGTATGGTATCACCAGCTACTGGGGCAAGCAATCTACAAAAGGTATCCGTATTCGTCCGCGTGGTCCTCGTGTATCTGCACATGCTCATGATACACCTTGGGAAAATGCAACACATTATGACGTATATGTTCGTGAGTATAGATAATGTCAGAAAATCATAAACGCATTTATGAGGCTATACTTATAGTCTCTAAGCAACTAGAACCCATCTACGGCAAAACATCTGAGACTGATGAGATTATAACTAACCGTATAGATACTCTTTTACAAGACGCGGTTGACGGCGTATCTAATTTTATGCTTGGTAATGGATTATTTGGAGCGCCGAATATTTTTATTGGGAAATGCACACCATCGTGCCAATACGCAAAAAAGCCAGGCCCTGGTCGTGATACCACCTGGGAACACATCTGGGGCCGCAAGAACTCCGCTATCACTATTATACAGCAAATCCGTAAGGGCAAATCAGATGCCTTTCTTATCCGTCTTATCAAGTCCCGCTGCCGAGTCACGATTACATTGAAATCGGAAAATCAAGCACTCCGCCCATACCAGAATGATGAAGTCTTAGCAAAGAAACATCCACGTGTGGCGTACAAGGCAGCGGGACTAGAATGGGTCGATTATATCGGCGACAAGGTTTACAATATTGAAGGTGTGGTATATAATAGTCGTGAAGACATTATGTTACACCATGATGTTACACCCCAACAATTATCATACCGACTCGGTAAAGCATCTAAGAAATGGAAGGACTGGTACATTGAAAGAGTCACTTAAGATCCTGCAGAAAGCTGCAGAAATCCAGAATAAAAAAGGTAATGATTACCAAAACCCAAACTCACGAGTACGTCAGGCAATGTACTACCCACGTGGTTGTGCTACTATCCTTGACACTATGGCGGCTAAGATCCTACGTATGCAGTCAGTACTTGAAGCTATGGAACTTGATCCAGACTATGAACCAAACTTTGAAAGCCTCGAAGACTCATGTGTTGACATCATCAACTATGCTTCGTTCTTTGCTGCTTACATGAATGGTGGTATTGATGGCCAACATCCTGAACATGACTTTCTAAATCGTCCAAAGCGAGTAAATAATGAAACTGAATAGTGTAAATGACATCCGTCAATTCTTTATTGATGAGTTAAATGATGAAGCATTCACCATTGATAAGACTGGACAAAAAACAATTGAACTTATTGGTGCTCAATTTATTGCTGATCAGCCATCTATCTTTGGTACACCAAACCAAGATTATATTGAAAAAGAAATTGCTTGGTACGAAAGCGAGTCAACTAATATCTACGATATTAATAAAGAGTCTGGAGCTGATGCTCCTGCCGCTTGGAAATATTCAGCA